GTTTACCAGAACGATTAAAGGTGATCCGCTCGCGGGGACCAAAACGCTCCCAAAGGAGCAACAGCAAGCATCTCAAGGATTTAGCACCTTTTGAGGAGATAGTCAAATCAACAAACACATTCTGACCATCTTCGCTATGCACATAATGATTAGGCTCTTGCCCATCCTTTATGCACCTAGCCAAAGCCACCCCAGCAATCCCATCCTTATCCTCGACTACGCCAACCATCCCTTGCTTTTCAAACCAGCCAAACCACTCAGCCAGGTTAGGCCACATAGCCTCTGGAACACCGCTTTGTTCAATGTACTCAACAGCCGTCATATTGTTTGCTGGATCTGAATTGTATCTGGATTGGCTGCTGCTGTGATCTGGCGAATAGCCATCTTGTTTGCTGGAGTTGAAATCTTGATGTTAAGCAAACGCCATTTCTCATATTTGCGTAGGTCGCTTGCCAGCTTCTTTTTGACTGATGTTGGAAGGACGGCTGGCAGTGTGAATGGGAGTGTTAATACTGCGCTTGAAATGTCAATGTTGGATTGAACATCAATATCTCCAACATCAGTATCGCGCTGGATAGATATTGTGGCATCGGACGAGAAAGAATTGTCGAAGATGACCTCGAAATAGCTACCGTATTTTAGCGAGAAAGGATCGCCAAAATTAAAGTCCTTGGTGCGCACATAAGATTCGTAATCAGTTCCAGCATCTTGATAGTCTGCTGACGTAGTTCCAGCAGGAGATTTGTAGCCAGCATACTTCTCGATGATGCCATTGGTCTTCTTGAACATCGCCCTAGAGCCTTCTTGGTTAAAGTTCGTTAGCGTAAACTGCATTACCTGCGGACTCCAAGTCCCTTCGAATGCACTTAACGCAGTATTGTAAACCAAGAGCGTGTCGTTGTAGTCGTTTGATCCAGTAGGTATTGCAAGGAAGTAGCGGTTGTCGTAGTAGATTGCGGTAGCCACCCTAATAGAATCCGTATTAATGCTTTGAATAACATTCTTCACAACCTCTGATATTGGTATGCCAACTGAGCTAAAGTCATCTGCTACGGACCGAACAAGCGATCTGATGCCGTTATCGGATAGGAATAGAATGTCGCTGCTTACTTGAACCGCAGTACCAGTTGCCACGCATCCAGTGTTGTTTGAAATGATCGAAACAATCCAATCCGCACCAGAGGTAGCATCGCTTGGAATATCAACCTGGAACACTCTGCGCTTCTTGAATACGATCAGCCTATTCTTGTAGTAAGGCACAACAGCCGTAATCTGATCGCCGTCATCGCCGTTGACAACGATGCTGTTTGTTAAATCCCATACGGATGGGTCGAGCAAATCGGACGCATAAAGCGTGTTTCGATTAGCACCAGAACCAACGCCAAATAATCTATTTTCAGCATTAACTAAAATCCTAATACCCGCTGGTGGTGGGCTGACTGTTGCAGTGGCCGTAGCACCAGAGCCATCACCAATGATCGTAACAGTAGGTGAAGTTGCATAGCCAGATCCACCACTAACAACCGTAACTCCAGTAACAGCCCCGCCAGCTACCAGCGTAATCAGTTCTGGCATTGTCCCGCCAAGTGTAGGGCCAGTAATAATTGCTGTTGCACTGGTATATCCAGTGCCACCAGTTGTTACTGTGATTGCCCTAACCTTGCCGCCCTGCCTCTCAACAGCAGTTCCATCCCAAAAGTGTAGGTCGCTATCGGAATCAGATAGAAACATCTTGTCAACAAACTGAGCAAAGGATACCTCAATGTCTTCGGCAACGCTGTAGCCATCTCGCCATTGGCTTGTGGCTGCTGTCCAAGTTATGTTTGTATTAGCCCATTCTTGGTATCCAATGTGTTCGGTTGTGCTTCCATTTGATTCAATGCTGTAAAATTTACCACCAGTAACAGTAAGTAATTGCTGGTATGCGGATGTTTCGTAGTATCGCATCCCGCCAACGGAGGTTACTGCACTGGTTGCGCCAGTAGCAAAGCTTGTTGCACCTACGCGAGTTTCAAGATTACCCTTTGGCGAAAGGGTCATATTGTACAACTCTTGTACTTGGTTCTCGGCTAATAGGTCGGATTGCAGACCGCTGGCTTGACCTCCAGTAAAATTGCGTATTCCGTCAAAGGACAGAACATCGTCCAGATTGTCGCTGTAATAAGGCATAAGCCTCCTTTACGCCGAGAACATTTCTTCTATGGTTAGCTCGCCTAAACTTTGCGGAGTGATCTGCTTAATGCCGCCAACCTGGCTCAACTCGTAGTTAGCCATAGCTGCAAGGTCAGAGTTAGCAGTCTGCGTGATAGCTTGCGCCTTGGCATATTGCCGTTCACGCTCCAGGGCATCAGAATGCGTCAAGGCTAGAACCAAGTGATGAACATGGGGTAAGCGAAGTTCGTCATCAAGAGCAGCTTGGGATGGAGGAAAGTCAACAATGATGTTTGTTCGAGTAAGACATTTTAGCTTCTCAACAACGCGCAATGGAGTTGTGCCAGCAGTTTTTAACCTTGGATAAAGGTTGAGTTCTGCAACTCCACTGCTGTTACGTCCAGTAAAATGATAGGTGTCTGGATCTCCAGTGCGCTCATCAGAAAGAAGTCCTGGGTCTTGGCTGATGATTGTGGCTAGGTCAATCGGGTCAACCTCTGCATCGTTGTAGGCTACTGAAAGAGGGGTTTCAACATTTGTCCCTAAAGTAATAAGACGAGTTGTGCCAACTGAATAGGTTGAGTTGGTGACAGTCTCGCGCCATGGTGCAAAATCCCATACACGCCTATAAGCCAGGCTTGCTGCCTTCTGAAGAAATGTAAGCGTATCCGAGTCGGTCTTGCCAACCTTCTCGCCAGCATACTGAGCGATTTCGGTTAGGGTCATTTATTACTCTTGGTCTGGAGGAAGCGGGGTGTTGCCTTCGGATAGCCATTTTAGGTATTCCTCGTAGTCCGTATTCCCAATAACAAGAGGAATGCAAGAGTTGTCTGATAGCCTCCGAATACAATATTGATTCTCTATTTTATACATAGATTATAACTCCGAACTGAATGACAATTTCCCAGCAGAAGTTGCGGCTGCAATCCAAGATGCATATCCAACACTTGCGCTTGCTCCCATTGTTATTGCACATCCTCTTGGCGATGACATTGCACTTATTGCTGGGAGCGATGTGCAGGCAACAGTTGTGCTGTTTACGATAGTATAATAGGCAGCCGTAGTTCCAGCTACTCCCAATGTTGGAGCTATTCTCATATCAACTGGATGATAAACAGTTCCAAGTGCATTTGTGCTTGTCTGTTGTCCTGCGTTAATAACAAAAGCATTTGTTGCACCGCTTGGTAGTTCGTAATAATACCTCTGACACAACGCCAACTCCGTCCCAATCGGCCTGCGCTCGAAGTCAGTTGCGGTTGAACCAACTTCGAGTTGGACTCCAGCTATCTGAAACCAATCATTTGCTCCTGCTGTTCCAGTTCCTGCGGCAGAAAATCTGACTGCTATTTCGTTGATTCCAGATGATACTGTAGTTGTAAACGAGTACCTAGTTCTTGTTGTTGTTATTGCTTGTGTGGTATTTAAGAGTCCAGAATATCCAGTCCAGGTTACCGCATTTAAAGATGCCCATCCTTGGTCTGATCCAGTTCCAATGTCAATATTAACGTTAATTAAAGATGATGTTGCTGAGAAATTAGCACCAGCAGTTGCATAAAATGACAATGTTATTTGCTGTCCCGCTAGGTCTTGACAGTTTGCTGTTTCAATAACTTGTCCAATATAACCAACAACAGTCGATGTAGATCCAGCAGTCCTCTGAACTCTTGTTGCAAACGGAAAATCAGTCGATCCAGTTGTTACTCTTTGTTGCGACCACACGCCAGTTGCTCCAGCCAAAGATCCCCATCTGTCGCAGCTTCCATATAGTGAAGATGCGGCAATTGCATACGCTGTTCCTCCGCTTCTTTGATCAATGCGTTGATCACCATTGATGATGCGGTTGCGGAAGCCAGTAAGACCGCTTGTAACAGAGGATGTACTTGCAGTTGTTACTCGACCTTTTGCATCTAAAGTAAGTACTGGAATAGATGTCGCGCCACCATAAGTACCAGACGTAACACCGCTTGTTGCAAGTGTTGCCGTACCCTGGCTAATCGTAAGATCGCCAGCAAGGGTTGTTGATAAATTACCAATCGTTCCAGTTGTGCTATTGAGCGTAGAAACTGTTCCAGACGTAAAGATTCCTGCTGTTCCAGTTGTAGTTCCAGCCGTTAATGTTGGGATAAGAGCAGTTGTAATCGTTCCGTTTGTAATCGTTCCGTTTGTAATTGTTCCGTTCGTGATTGTGGCCGCAGTCGATGTGGTTGTTCCAGCGGTAAGTCTTGAAATTGTAGCAGTAGAAATTGTTGCTGTTGTGCTAACTGTGCTATTTCCAGTAGCCGTACCGTAGGTCAACGC